CAATTCATCAAACTTTTGGAGGTTTTGAATGACTTCCCTGATGATCGCACTGGACAACGGTTCGGGTGTGTTGATACTTGGACTCCTAGTCGTGCTCTTGTTATTGACGGCATGGCTGGACTGGCACGCGCTGCAATGTCTCTTGTTGTTGGAGGAAAACCTGTCCGCAACCAATCGGATTGGGGTATTGCTCAGGATCAAGTTGAAAAGATTGTACGCCTGTGGACAGATAATTGTCGTTGTCACTTTGTTCTCATTGCTCACGTTGAGCGTGAACAAGATGCCATATTGGGTGGGATTAAACTGATGGTGTCAACGTTGGGCAAGGCACTGGCCCCCAAGTTACCGCCAATGTTCAGTGATGTTATTCTCACAGAGCGTAGCGGTAGCAATTTCTCGTGGAACACAGGCTCAGCCTTAGCCGATGTCAAAACCCGAAACCTGCCCATTGCAGAGAAACTCCCTGCGGACTTTGGGCAGATCATCAAGAAGTGGCAGAGTAGAGGTGGAGTTTTGTGATGAATGCTAAGGATACTGCGAGGTTCTACGCCAAAGTCGATAAAACAGAGAACTGTTGGAATTGGACGGCAACTTGCAGTTCCTCTGGCTACGGGCATTTTCGTTTAGAAGGGAAAACTGTAACTACCCATAGGTTAACCTGGGAATTACTTTTTGGTGACATTCCAGAAGGTTTAGATGTTTGCCACACTTGTGATAATCGAAAATGCGTGAATCCGGACCATCTCTTTTTAGGGACTCGCTCTCAAAATATGAGGGATATGGTTCAGAAAAACAGACATTTTGTTTATAAAGGTGATGACAACCCATACACAATTACATCAGATCAGGAAATACAAGAGATTCGCGATCTGTGGAAAAGTAAACTGTTCACACAAAAGCAGATAGGTGAATGGTATAGCAGAGACCCAAAACGAATCTCAGAGATTGTAAACTTTAAGAAGCGTAAAGGAGTATTGTGATGGACCTTTCAGTCATTTGCATGATTCTATTCTTCGGCTTCATCTGGGGATTGTGGATTTGATTTATTCATAGGAATTAACCTACATTAATTCCTACAAACAAATCGGAGGAAAACGACATAACTGACTACTAAACCGCCATTGTATGACGTATGATTGTCCTACCGGAACGACAAACCGGTAACACAGACCTAGACCTTACCTTTTGGATACCTATACCATGTTCGACGCAGACTCGTTCCTCCAATCCTCGACCACTGAAGCCAACGATACCAAGATCATCCCGTGCCCCCCTGGCGAGTTCGCAGCAATCATCGACAAGATCACGCCGAAACAAGTCCAGTTCAACGGCGGCACTGAAACCCGCATTGTCCTCGACGTGCAATGGCTCATTGAAGATGCAGGGGCAAAGGCCGCAACGGGCCGCGATGTGGTCACCGTCAAGCAAGCCATCTTCCTTGACACCACTCCCACGGGTGGTTTGGACATGAGCCAAGGCAAGAACGTCGCTCTCGGCCGTCTCCGTGAAGCTGTCGGCAAGAATACCCCCGGCGAACCCTTTTCGTTTGCCATGCTCCCCGGTTTGATGGCGAAGGTCAGCGTCAGCCACCGCCCGGACAAGAACGATCCGAGCATCAGCTACGCCGAAGTGAAGATGGCAACGAAGCTTGGTTGACCCTCGGGGCGTCACCTAAAACCTATGCCGCCCCTTCGCTGGGGCGGTTTTACTTGAGACAAATCATGCCAGAAGAATTATGCAGTCACGGAATCTCATTCAACGATGAGTGTTTGAAATGTCTGTTAGTTTGGCACGAGGATTGCGCATCTAGTCTTAGACTAAGACTATACGATCATGAGATGCAAATAGAGCAACTAAAGCAGGAGATTGGAGAGGAATGATGCAGACAATCCACGAATCAAAGATCATTGTTACCCCCGGCAGGCAAAGGCAAGAGTTTGATCCGCAGGCAATGTCAGAACTCTGCGAGGCCATCACAGCCCGTGGTCTCATGCATCCCATCGTTCTCCGCGAGACACCCGAGGGTATGGTTCTCGTTGCCGGTGAACGTCGGTGGCGCGCTATCCGAGACATGCGCATGCTCGGGGGGCAATTGAAATTCAATGGCACCATCGTGCCGGATGGGGAGATTCCGTATGTCACACTTGGACAACTCACACCGCTCCAGGCGGAAGAAGCTGAGCTTGAAGAAAATTTGCACAGAAAGGATCTTACATGGCAGGAAAATGCCGCCGCCATGGCGAAGCTCCACTCGCTACGCTCTAGACAAGCACAAGCGGAGGGTCGCGTTCATACTGTGGCAGATACAGCACTTGAGACAAAAGGGCGTTCCGATGGGGGATATCAAGCTGCAGTACGTAAAGACCTTGTTGTGGCAAAGTTCCTGCATGTGCCGGAAATCGCTAAGGCCAAAACCGCCGACGAAGCCTTCAAGATCATCAAGCGTCAAGAAGAGTCTCAACGAAACGTAGCCCTCGCTGCAGAGGTCGGCAAAACCTTCACCCAGAGCGTTCATGAACTCCACAACACAAACTGTCTGTCTTGGATGCGCGCGCAACCGGAAGGCCTCTTTGACGTTATTCTCACTGATCCACCTTATGGCCTGGGCGCAGACTCCTTTGGAGACGGAGGGGGCAAACTATCCGGCATCGAGCATCACTACAAAGATGACGTCGAATCCTTCAGAGCCCTTATGGGAGAGTGGTGTCCATTGGCTTACCGCATTGCAAAAGCTCAGGCACATGCCTACGTCTTTTGTGACCTCGACAACTTCCACTGGCTCAAGCAACAAATGACTGCAGCCGGATGGTGGGTTACCCGTACACCATTCATTTGCACCAAACCAAACAGCGGTCGTGTGCCCCACCCCGAGCATGGCCCGCGCAGACAATGGGAGATGATTCTGTATGCAATCAAAGGCAAGAAACCAACCACGGGAATCTATCCGGACGTTATCACAACTATGGCCGATGCCAACATGTCCCACGGTGCGCAAAAGCCGGTTGCTCTTTATCTTGACCTACTCAAACGAAGCGTCAGGCCGGGCGATACTGTCCTCGATTCGTTCGCGGGGTCTGGGACAATCTTTCCTGCGGCACACCAATTCAAGGTTAAAGCTGTGGGTGTGGAGATGAACCCCGAATACTACGCTTTGGGCCTCAACCGCATCAAAGCCCTCGATGCCGATGCTACCGCCAGTGCATCCTTGGGCCAGTCTCTTGCAAACGAACTCAAGGCAATGGGAGGCTGACATGATCCCTCCTCGAATCAAGCCACCAAAACCTTGGCAACCTGGCCTCATCATCGGCCTCAATGGCGGGTGTTTCAAACCTGAGCATGCCAATGAACATTTCATCGTAAACTCGACTCGACAAACCATCATGCGCGCCCTCGTTTCGAGTCGTGCCGCATGCAAAAAACAGCCAAAATAGGACTAGACAATGCCCATCCAAGCCTCAGGCCCCCTCGACGCGAAAGTGCTGGTGGTAGGCGAATACCCCCACGAAGCAGACCTCCGACGTGGTGAACCCTTCATCGGAGGGGCTGGTTTTGAGTTTACAAAAATGATGCAAGAGGCGGGGCTCCCCCGAGAGACCTGTGCGTTGACGTATGTTATCAAGGATCGCATCCTTGGTCTCTCGACCCTCATTGCAGAAAAGAAAAAGGACATTACCCCCCGTCATGTTCTCTACAAGGGAAAGTGGGTAATGCCCCAGGTAGTGGATGCCGTGGAGGCATTGCGAGAGGAGATCAAACGAGTGTCCCCCAATGTCGTTTGTACGAGCGGCAACCTCGCATTGTGGGCACTCACGGGCGAATGGTCGTCATTCAATTGGCGCTCTTCCGTGATGGAATCGGACCTCATCCCCGGATTGAAGGTCATTCCCACCCTGCCCTTTAGTATCGTGAATGTTCAATGGAGCCAACGAGGAATCATTGTGCATGACCTGAAGAGGGTGAAGAGGCATGAAGATAAGCCGGGGGTGATAGATCGAAAATATCAATTCACAATCCCGACTGATAATAGCGAAAAAGAGTTCCACAAAGTCTATCGCTATCTCACTGATATTCTCACTACACCCCCAGGTACCAAGATCGGGGCGGACATTGAGACGAGAGCAGGGCATATTTCATCAATTGCTTTTGCCTTGTCGCCTACGGATGCTGTTTGCGTTCCGTTGATGAAGACGAACCAACCGGAAGGTTTCTGGACAGCGGATCAAGAGGCCGAGTTGGTGTGGTTAATGTGCCGAGTCATGGCCTATTGCACGATCATCGGTCAAAACTGGAACTATGACGCCCAATACATCTACCGCCATTGGCATTTTCTCTGTCCCAATGTGGTAGACACCATGATTCAGCAGCACTCATGTTTCAGCAACCTACCGAAAAACCTAGCGTTCCTCTCATCCATGTATTGTGAAGACCATCTGTACTGGAAAGACGATCGCACCAATTGGGAAGAGGGTCAAGATGGAGAAGGCGAAATACAATATTGGCGATACAACTGTACGGACGCTGCGCGCACGCTTGCCATACATCACGTTCTTTCTAGTGTATGTAAATCGATGGGACTGGAGTCTATCAATCTATTCCAACAAAGTCTCAGGGAAAGAGTCCTCCGCGCGATGATTCGTGGTGTGCGAGTGGATCACAAACTCCGTGCGCAACTCTCTTTCGACCTCATGAAAGAGGTTGCCGACCGCGAGCAGTGGATGCAAGACGTCCTCGGCCAAACCATCAACATCAAATCCCCTGCCCAGATGGCTGACTTCTTCTACCGTCAGATGGGTCAACGTGAGATCAAAAACCGCAAAACCGGCAGCACCACTTGCAACGATGAAGCCCTCCACAAGATCGCCCAACGAGAGCCCATCCTTCTCCCCGTCACAAGAAAGATCGCAGAGTTGCGGTCTTTGGGTGTGTTCCACTCCACATTTGTGCAGGCTGGGCTTGATGTGGACGGTCGGATGCGATGCACATTCAATGTGTGTGGGACGGAAACCTACAGATTTGCCTCAAGCAAAAACGCCTTCGGGACTGGGATGAACCTCCAGAATATTCCGAAGGGTGGTGAGATGGAAGAGGGTGGTCTGGAATTGCCCAACATTAGAAAGCTCTTTATCCCAGATCAAGGCAAAACTATCTTCGATATTGATCTCGATAGCGCTGATCTACGCATTGTCACATGGGAATCGGACTGCAAATGGATGAAAGAGCAGTTTAAGGCTGGAAACAAGCCTTATGTTGAGATTATGCGGGAGTACTATCGTGATGCTAACAAAAACAAGAACAGTCCTGAATACAAAATCTTCAAGAGCCTTTGCCACGGTACAAACTATCTAGGGACCGCAGATGGTATCGCCCCCCGTATTGGTCTATTGGTGCATGAGACTGAACGTATTCAGAAGTGGTATTACGCGGTTTGTCCAGAGATCAAAAAATGGCAAGATGATCTGAAGAAACAAGTCTCTGGACGTCGGTATGTAGAGAATGCATATGGCTACAGAAACTATTTTTTTGACCGGATCGAGGGGACAATCTTTAACCAAGCCGTCGCGTGGGTGCCGCAGTCCAGTGTTGCATGCCTCATCAATCGTATTTGGGCAGAACTTGAAGACAACCTAGAATCAGAAGGATTAGAGATTCTGATGCAGGTCCATGATAGTCTTGTGGGGTCTTTTGACAGGTATCGAAAAGAGGAAATGCTCAAACGGATTGTTGAGACTGCATCAATTGCAATTCCGTATGATGACCCCCTTTATATCCCGGTTGGTGTGGTATCTAGTGATAATTCCTGGGGAGAATGCGGATGAGATCATTTTACTGTTACGTCAGGACTGTGGACAACCAATTTCTCTCTTATGCCGTCGCAGCCGAAACAATAGAAAACCTGCCTGCAATGGCATTTGAGAGGTTTGCAGAGCAAGGGATTGCGCTGACCGCGAAAACGGTCAAAAGCATGAGGTTCGTCTCGGACCCGCAATTTGGAGGATGCGGCGGGGTACGCGGAGGTACCGGAAACGGGTGATGGGTATTGCGTGATATCGGGTGAAACACCCACGCATTAGCCCCATCTGCTTAAACAAATGCCCACAGCTTAACCACCTGTGGGCATTTTCTTGTAGAAATTAATCTACCTTAATTCCTACAAATTATTTCTTCTTTTTCGCACTCCTCCGCTTCGTCTCCATCGCAATCGCCACAGCCTGCTTTTGTGGCTTACCTGCCTTCATTTCCGTGCGAATGTTTTCCGACACGGTTTTCTTTGAAGTTCCTTTCTTCAACGGCATGTCACACCTCCACAAAAGCACTGATAACAAGAAGAAGACTATCTGGATCGACCTTACTCGGCGGTTCGCTCAGCTCCTTCAACCACCCACAATGCTGAAGAGCAGCGGTGCATAGCTCCGAGCAGAACCATGCACCCTTGGTCGTCCAGTCCGTCCCTGCCGCGAATGCCGCAATAGCCCGGCTATCGTAGGGTTTCCCTACTTGATCCAGCACAAACTGGTAATAGTCAGATTGCTGCGCATCCGTGCACGGGATCGTCACGCGTTTGAGGGTGTAACCTACCTGATAGTCTGGCCCCCGCAATTGCACACCGGGGGGATACCCCGCCATCACGTCATTGCGTGCTCCCAACAGCAAGCCATCGGGCATCACCGTGTCCACATGAGCGTATCGCCCATGCCCGAACCATTGAATGATCTTGGACGTCAGGCTATCACTACCCGCAAACTGCATGACGATCTGACCCATGTCACACTCCAGATGCCGCTGAAGCCGGAGCAGGCGCAACAGGCGTCACTGGAGCTTGATTAAATACCACAAGGGCGCTGGAAAGAGCCACCTGAAAGGCAGTCAGCGAGCCGATGATAATGGGCTTTTGGTCTGCCGGGATCAGAGTGCTAGACTGGACAAGCTTCTCGGCCTGCGGAATTGACGTGCCGACCATCGTGGACAGCGACGAGACATTCACATTCGACACCGCCGCGCAAAACGCACCATTGGCAACCACGAACGGGGTCAATGCCGGGTCAATGACCTGCACACTTTCGAGTGTCGGTTGCACGATCAGGCAGCCATTGGCGATGATCTGTTGGGCTTTGGCTGCGTCTTGCTGTGCCGTTTGCTGTTGTGCGGTTGTGCAGGCGCCAAGAACCAGGGCCAATCCAAGCATCAAAATTCGTTTCATTTCGTCACCTCATTAGGAAGATCGGGGAGATCAGGGATTTGCTTTGCATACCCAAGCGCATGCACCACTTTTAGCAGAGTCCTGCATGCAACATACACACCAGCGATAGCAGCGACCAGAGGATGATAGTTGGCAGGAACGAGACCACTAGCAAGAGCGCCAGCAGAGACAACAGTGACTGCAAATTCACTGCTCTTGTAGCCTGTGGTGGGTTTGGCTGCGGGGGCTTGCGTTGCTGCGAGGGTTTGGGCCATCGGCGTTTCCTCATTCGGCACCTCGGTTTGTGGGATCATGTAAGGCTACCTCCTTGCAAGATGTTAGCGGCAATGCGGTTCATCCTACCGTTTGCATATTGTGGCTGTTTCAAGCTTGCAAGATATTGCAAACGCTTGGCATTGAATTTTGCAACCACTTCCCAACAGTTAGCCGTAGACAGGACAGAGCCTAATGCCGAGCCTGTGGTCTGCGTTTGCATAATGTCCTGCAGCCATTGAATGGGATGCCCACCATTGTACGCCGTGTCAAAGACCTGAAAAGCAATGGGCAGGGGGTAGAAATCACAGCCAAAGGGTGTCCAATAGTTGGCTTGAGCAATCTCTTTGGCTGTGGATTCGGGGAAATCCTTCATATTCCCCGTGTATCCCCACTTACGGGCCACGGCTTCAGTTGTCCCCCAACGGGTTGGTCCACCATTGTCCACTGTAAAGCCACCCTCATTCCCAAGAGTCAGTGCCCAGCACTTGTCAAATGCCTCACTCACCAGCCTTCTCCTTAAGTCTTCCCGTCCATTCAAGATATTTTGTAACGACTAGGGCCGTGCATTGCACCACAATATAGGCCAATGTAGCTAACTTTATCCAGTCATCCAAATGGTTGCCCAAAGTCAGCCACATCGACACTCCCGCAGGCGGTGCCAGCTTCGCTACACTTGAGGCGACCTGCTGTTTGAAGTCGTCCATGTTTATCATCCAAGGCCCCGGAATAGTTATGGATTATTTATAGAAATTAATAATTCTTAATTCCTACAAATTATATTTAATCTTCTTCAGTTTTCTTTTTCTCTTTCTCATGCATTCGCAATTGCATCAATTCAGGCATAACTCTGGCCACTTCTTTCCAGGGCCTTTGCCC